AATGAAGAGAAGAAAAGTACATGTAATTTTGAATGTATTACACAATTAGAATCAATAATACCTCAACCGACAAAAGAAACGCCGGTCCCATATAAGATATGTAGCTTTGATATAGAGGCAAGTAGTAGCCATGGTGATTTCCCATTGCCGCGTAAAACGTATAAACGTTTGGCAATTAATATTGTAGACATATTTATCCAGCAACGTAAAATGAAAATAGATACAAAAGCAGCTATGAAAATACTGACAAATTGTATTCTGAAAGCATTCTCAAAAAATAAGTATCCAGAACCGATTGATGTAGTGTATCCAAAACAAATGCCTTCAAAAGAAAAATTAATTGATATGATAAATACAATAACAATAAAACCTATAATTAAAATGATGGCGTGTACAAACCCGATAGTAGAACAATTATTAAAGACAGATAATATGTTTGAAAAGGCGGCAGAATTATCAAAAGTAAAAGAAGATACAGATGGAGGAATATTACTTGACGAACCAAGTATACAAAATCATCAAATAGAAGAATCCAACAACAATTATAACTTCTTTACAAATAAGAAACCCGTGGTTAAGGTAAATAAAGATACACAATTATTAGATTTCTTATTGAATGAAAAATACAATCGACAAGAGAATATAGATTGTTTGAATGAGGTGTTATCATCTGAATTGCCGCCATTAGAAGGAGACAAAGTAACCTTTATTGGTTCTACATTTATGAACTATGGTGAAAAGGAATGTAATTTACAACATTGTATTGTCCTTGGTGAATGTGGAAAGGTAGACAATTGCGAGATTGACTGTGTTGACACAGAAAAAGAGTTGTTGCTACATTGGACTGATTTGATACAAAAAGAGAATCCGGACATAATAATAGGATACAATATATTTGGTTTTGATTATGAGTTTATGTTTCGTCGTGCCCAAGAGAACCATTGTGCAAGTGAGTTTTTACAATGTTCTCGTATTAAAGACCATGTGTCTATACGTGATCAGACTACCACGAATCCCGGTTTCGATATTATGAATACAAAGCTTCGTATAGCGAGTGGTGAATATGACTTGCGATATTACAACATGTTAGGTAGATTACAGATAGATATGTATTCTTATTTCCGAAGAGATTACAACTTATCGTCTTATAAATTGGATGATGTTGCTGGTCAATTTATTAGCGATAGTATAAACCATATTGAACACGAATACGACGACAAAGGTAAAGAAATAACAAAACTCTATAGTAATAACTTGATGGGATTACATCGAGGTGATTATATACATATTGAGATTACAAACTTTACTACAGATTATTATAACAATGGCGAAAAGTTCATTGTATTAAACATAGAAAAAGATGTAAAAAAGGATGGTAATAAATATAATATTATTGTTATAAATGGACATCATACATTGGACCAAGGAAAGAAATTAAAATGGGGTATGGCAAAAGATGATTTGTCGCCACAGGATATATTTCGATTGGCTAATGGGACGAAGGAAGACAAAGCGATTGTGGCTAAATATTGTATTCAAGATTGTAATTTAGTACATCATCTGATGAACAAGATTGATGTAATAACAGGCTATACCGAAATGTCTAATATATGTAGCGTACCAATTAATTTCTTAATATTTCGTGGACAAGGGATTAAGTTAACAAGTTTTGTTGCAAAGAAATGTATGGAAAAAAATACATTGATGCCAGACATCGAAAAACCCACAAAAGAGGAAGGTTATGAAGGAGCAATAGTATTGCCACCAAAATGTAGTATTTACATGGATAATCCAGTAGCTTGTGTAGATTATTCTTCATTATATCCATCATCTATGATAAGTCAAAATTATTCACACGATAGTAAAGTTTGGTCTTTGGAATATGACAATGAAGGTAAGTTAATTGAAAACAGAACACAAGGGGTCCGTAACAAAAAGGGGGAGTTTATATATGACAACTTACCCGGTTATGAATACATTGATATAGAGTTTGATACATATGAATACATATTAAAACCTGGTTCAAATGGAACGAAGGAAAAAGTAAAGGTAGGAAAGAAGAAGTGTAGATGGGCACAATTGCCTGATAATCAATTGTCAATTATGCCGTCAATATTAACTGAACTATTGAAAGCGCGTAAAGATACACGAAAGAGAATTAAAACAGAGACTGACCCGTTTATGAAAAATATTTTAGATAAACGACAACTTGGTTATAAAGTAACAGCGAACTCTCTATATGGCCAATGTGGAGCACGAACATCAACATTCTACGAACAGGATGTAGCCGCATCAACAACTGCAACAGGGAGAATGATGATTATCTATGCCAGGTTAATTATAGAGAAAGTATATGGGAACTTGTTGATAGATGTACCGAAGTATGGAAAAGTGAGGACAAGAGCAGAATACGTATATGGTGACACGGATTCAGTATTCTTCACATTCAATCTTGAAACACCAAAAGGTGAAAAGATAGTGGGACAAAAAGCATTAGAATTAACAATTATATTAGCACAGGAAGCAGGCAAACTTTCATCAGAATATTTAAAACCGCCAATGGATTTGGAATATGAGAAAACATTTATGCCTTTTATATTGTTGTCAAAGAAACGTTATGTAGGTATGCTATATGAAGAAGACCCAAATAACGGGAGTATGAAATACATGGGGTTATCACTAAAACGACGTGATTCTTGTGATTATTTGAAAGATGTATATGGGGGTATATTAACAATATTAATGAAAGAAAACAGTATTTCGGTTGCTATAAATTACCTACAAGAATCATTGTTGAATCTCGTGAACGGTAAAGTATCAATGGACAAATTGACAATAACAAAAGCATTACGTAGTGATTATAAAAACCCACAACAAATAGGTCATAAAGTATTAGCTGATAGAATAGGGTTACGGGACCCTGGAAATAAGCCTAAACAGGGTGATCGTATAAAGTTTGTATTTGTTGTAAATGATAAACCTGGTGTACTAATGGGTGAAAAAATAGAAGTGCCATCTTATATCAATGAAAACAATTTACAAATAGATTATAATCATTACATTACAAACCAATTAATGAAGCCATTACAACAGTTGTTTGGGTTAGCATTAAAAGAAATATGGATGTTACAAAATAAATTAGGAGCTATAAAAACGTTTGACAATGATATTAAACAATTAGAAAAAGAATGTGGAGACGATTTGGAAGTGTTTATGAAAAAACGAGAAAAGATCACGAATACAAAAGTAAAAACATTGCTGTTTGATAAAACACTACGATTGATATATAATCGCATTAATAAAATTCAGACATTGGATGAGATGTTTCCACAACGAAAGAAATGATTTATTTTGTGCGATTTTCTATACCAAAGAGTATAGAAAAATCATTACTGTTTACAATATTAGTAATGATTCAATTATTATTTTACATGTGGGTGGGATGTCACACCTTTTTTTTTTGTAAACCAAATTTCATTAGTACCATAGACGATAATAAACATCTTAGATGTTACGATATCAAGGATGATATAAGTATTGTACCAGAAGGGTGCGACATGCGGTTTGATAACGAAATATTAGATAGTGAAATTATGAAAGGAGTAAAAAATAACAATATGTTACAATATATATTACGTGAATTACAAGATGACCGTAATACAATACTATATAAAGTAGAGTTATTGGAAAAATATTCTTTTCTCTTACCGAATAATGGTAATGAATATAGTTTTGCATCGAATTTGAATAGAGGTGGACTACTTGATGATTGGAACGATGATTGGGAGATATTAGTTTCGGGTCATTCCATTATTAGGGAATAATAATATGTAATTTAATTCTTGATTATTATAAGACGTATCAGTTGCATTACTATATATGGAATCAGATGATTCACTACGTTGCATATGTGAAGGTTCTACATCTGGTCTATTGTTATTCGAACTTAATTGTGTATCATTGTCTCTACGCCTCAGGCTATTACGAATGTTAACACGACATACAGGACATTGTTCACTTCTACGAAACCAACGCCGTAAGGGGTCTTGTGAAAATACATGACCACACGCTCGCAAACGTGTCAATTGTTCATTGTCAACGAAGTCATCCAATGAAATCGGACATCTGGTTTCGTTTATAAGACTATAGTTGGATTCGTCATATGTGATAACTTCGGTGGCCTCTTGTGTTTCTTCTGGTGTAAGGGGGGTAAAAATGTTTTCTTGTGAAGGCATAAATTGTAGTAATAAATTGGTCATCCATATTGTATCATCATTAGTATTAGTATTAGTATTAGTATTAGTATTAGTATTAGTATTAGTATTAGTATTAGCGTTCATATTAAATAGGTCAGGTTCAACATTATATATATGATTGGTTAATACATCATTCCAATCGTTAGGTATATTTCTCTGTTGTGGGTTACTTCTTGGTATTCTTCTCTGCCTGATATTGGGATTATCATTTGTAGGGTTAGGTATACTTCTATGATGTGTGTTACTTATGGGTATTCTTGTATGACTAATATTATTAGTAGGTGTTATAGGATTAGTAGGTGTTATAGGATTAGTAGGTGTTATAGGATTAGTAGGTGTTATAGGATTAGTAGGTGTTATAGGATTAGTAGTATTGTCTTGATAAATGCCTTGATATATATTGTGTATGTTTTGTAACATCTGAGATACATGATTTTGATAATCATGCATTCTACTGCTATAGTTTTGCATTGTTGTACGAATGGTTTGGATTGTGTTCAATAATATAGTATAACGTTGGGTCTGATTGAATGTATTAGAAGGTGTATTTACATTTATATTTGCATTGTCGCGCGGGTTCGTTGAAAAAGTGTATGATAATGGATGTGACATATTTCGTGACGAACGAATATGGTGATTTCTATGCAATGTAGATTGTTCGTTTAAATCATGGTTACTATTCCGGTGTTCATCATTATTGCTGTATATATTATTTGGTCCCCCCGATGTCTGTACATGTGGTTGTTGTATATCCGCAATATTATTATTTATTTCATTTGTAAAGTTGGTAAGGATATTAATAATGTCATCTATATTATTTGTATTATTTGTATTATTTGTATTATTTGTATTATTTGTATTATTTGTATTATTTGTATTATTTGTATTATTTGTTTGGTTTCTTTCCATCTTTATTATATGAATAGAAAATATCTAAATAGTTTAGAATATTTTACTATTCATTTCACAGATACATTGTAGTCATTGTATTTGTGAAACAAAATTGAACCTATAATATAATACTAATACTAATTAATGGATAATAAAATGGAAAATATTCCTTCACACGTAATGGGGATTACAAACATGGGAAATACATGTTATATAAATAGTTGTTTACAGGTGTTATTAAGGATATCTGAACTAAATACTTTATTAACCAGTACATCATCGAGAGAATGTAAAAAAAAGAACATAAATGAGTCAATAATTACAACTCAATGGGATGAATTACGACAATTAATGATGACCAATGAGGGCGTCATACAACCAGACAAATTTATACATTATTTACGCAAAACGACAAGTGATGACCCAATGTATGAAATGTTTAGTGGTATAGAACAGAATGACACACAAGAATTTCTTACATATATGATAGAATGTATTCATAAATGTATATCGCGTGAGGTAACATATAGGTTTGAATATAAAAAACCACAATCAATTATCGATAAGATTAATTTAAGTTGTTTGTCTATGAAAAAGAAAGCAATAGAAAAAAACTATTCGGAACTAATTGACATCTTCTATGGAGTCCAATTAACAAAGATAGTATCAAAAACAAATCATATCCACTCGCTACGCCCCGAAATGAGTTCTTGGTTACACTTACCAATAGTAAGTTATGATAATATCCCAAATACAGATTTACATGAATGCATAAAATCATCGTTACAAAAAGAGACACTTACTGGTGATAATGCGTGGTATAATGAAATAACAAAAAAAAAAGAATCAGTTTATTTAATAAAGTCCTATTGGAGTTTACCTGAAATCTTATGTATAAATTTAAACCGTTTTAGTTTAGACGGCACTAATAAATTGACAAATGAAGTTATATTTCCGATAGATACTTTGGATATGTCAGAATATATTGAATGTAAAAACATGAATAATTACAAATATGAATTGTTTGCGGTTATAAACCATGTAGGTGACCTAAATAATGGACATTATACTACATATATTAAGGATAGGAACAATAAATGGTATCACATTGACGACGAGACAATTAATGAAGTACCACGAATGTGTGAAATTATAAGTAGTTTAGCATACTGTTTATTCTATCGTAGAAAAAAATAACTTATATATATTATATATACATATGGTTGATAGTAATATTGATAATAATAATAATAATAATAATAATAATAATAATAATACCAGAATACCTGAAAATAGTGTAACTGAATTATCAACTCCTACTTTTAATGCTAATGCTAATGATGTTGATGTTGATGAGGAAGACGAAATAATAGCCAAGATGTTTACAGGACAAAATATGATATATCTTGGTATCTTTATTGTGGTTTTTTGGTTCACTTATATTTCTATGAGAAAGAGTAATTCAGGTTCATCAATAGATACCCGAATGGTGGATTTTATTATCTTTGGGTTGTTAATTATTACTATGTTGTTTTTTTATTTGAAAAACCGTAATGTGTTCTTTACTGAAGAATTTTGGAAAAAAAAAACTACTGGGTTTATTGAATATTTAGATGAAGATTACAGTTTTGTTAATAATGTGTTAATATTATTTGGTTTATACATGGTTGTATACCTGTTAAATGTTCCTATGTCAGTACATAATAAACCAATAAGTATTACTATTATTGAAAGTATAATGGTAGGGCTTATAATAATAACTGGATTTGTACTATTTTTTAGGTATATATTAGGGGTTCAATTGATGGATATAATAACTGATATAATAAAAACACTTGGGGGAGAAGAACAAAAGAAAGACAAAGTAAGTGAAGAAGACAAAGGTACGCCTGATATAGTTATTGAACAAAAAGAGGTATTTAATGTAGGTGATAACAAGTACACTTACAAAGAAGCAGAAGCCGTATGTAGGGTATTCGATGCAGAAGTCGCATCATTTGATCAAGTAGAAAAAGCATATAATGATGGGGGAGAATGGTGTAATTATGGATGGACGAAAGGGCAAATGGCGTTATTTCCAACACAAAAATCAACGTGGAAGAAATTACAAAAAGACCCAAAACATAAGAATGATTGCGGAAGACCAGGAATAAATGGTGGTTATTTCAAGAACCCGTATTTGAAATTTGGTGTGAATTGTTATGGAATAAAACGAGAACAAACAGAGACTGACACGAATCGTATGAAAATGAATAGAATATCTCCTCATAAACGGAGTAAAGAAGATAAAGAAATGGACAAAAAGGTAGAAGAATGGAAAAAAAATAAAAAAGATTTTATGATAAATTCTTATAACAACACTACATGGTCAAAATATTAATTCATAATTTTCTTTTTTGTGTAGGCTTTTGATTTCTTTCCTTTTTTAGATGAAACTGATGTCCGTGATTTTTTTGCCTTGTTTGTTTTTTTATGGATATACATGTGTTCTATAGGTTCTAATATACCTTCTTGGTATTCTTGATGTATAATTTCCTTGAAAATTATAGGATTGTCATTGACATTATCATTACAATATTGACTTGGTTTAATAAGATTTGTTGATAAGCCAATAGGCGTAAATAATGCTTTGTTTATATCTAAAGGGAACCCTCCCATACTATTTTTAATGTTCCATATATGTTTATTCAAACATCCAGTCATAGTATTTTATATACATATATAGTATAAAATATTACATAATGTCGTTCTTTATGAGACCATCAAATTGAAGTGATAAAAAATGGTTTCTATTTTGGATAATTTCTATCTTTTGTATACACACGTTTAATATCTGTGGTATGGGTGATTTTGCGTTCATTTTTCAGGTATTGAATAATATATTCAATTTGTGTTTCATCCTTAATTATGTTTTTTAAACAATTTTCAATAAACCCAAATGATAGACAAGAATATTCTTTCTTTTCGTGTATACGTAATTCGCCATCACTAATTTCAATATGATTGTTTAACTCATTCGCTTTCATATAGTTTGTAATTTCCTCTCCTATATGGGTTTTCATATCACGAATATTTTTTGATTTTTCATTTATTTCTTTTAATTTGGTATCTAATAGTACCCATTTCTGTATATTTTCTACTATTTTGTCTGGTGTTCTTATGTTGACTAATTTATTATTATTATTATTAATATTAATATTTGGCATATTTTACTAAATACATATAGATTTTTTACCGAATTAATATAATAATAATACCAATCAAAATAACAGGGGTCAAGTATTTTTTTGTACATATGAATAAATACGTAATAGCATTATCAAGTTAGCTAAGACTAAAATAAACAAGAATAAATGAAAGAAACAAATGGACCAGATATAGGCATATAATTCATTGTAAATAATGCTAACTAATGGAGTAAGTATGTCACGTATATCTTTTTTTACGTCGTCTTGTTTGAAGAAATCGAAACAAGAAAATTCAACTAACCCCATTTTTATCAATATTTACGATACTATTATGATGGGCTTTTTTTTTTTGTAATATCTAACGAACATACTGACAAAAGGGTATAAAAAAACAAATATTATATTATACAAAGTTATACAAGTATGGTAGATAAAACAATATACAGCACACCTAATGATTTTAATCAATTCCCGTTTAATGACCTAAAAGGAGGGAGCCCGTCATTAATTTCTAATAATAATTATTTTATTAAGTATAGTATCCACGACCATCCTATTTATATACAAATACCTAAATGCCAGAGTAAACAAGGAATTATTAATGTCGGGAAAAAAAATTTTATAGATTTTTTACTGACAAGCGATAATGCAGATTTTATATCTTGGATTGAGGCGCTTGAAACATTTAGTATAGAATACTTATACAAAAACCGAAGTGAATGGTTTGAAGAAAACATGGAAAAACAAGAAATCGAAACGTATTTTGTATCCCCAATTAGAGTATTCAAGTCGGGAAAATTTTATATATTACGGGTACCGGTGGCAAGTACAATGGGTAAACCAGTAATGAAAATTTATAATGAAGACGAGGTCGAGGTCCCATATGATTCAATTGATGAAAATACATTATTATTAAGTGTCCTTGAGTTTAAAGGTATTCGATGTTCGTCACGAAGTTTTCAACTTGAAATAGAAGTTAAACAAATGATGTCTATGAAACCAGATGAAATATTCAATGAATGCATTTTTAAGTCGTCCAAACCAACAACCAAATATAGTAAAAATGAGAATGAAAACATTGATGACAAAACTTTAGGAGATGATGAACCTGAATACAGAGAGGTAGATGAAAAGGTACAGGAAAAAGATACCTGTATAAATGAACTAATTAATAGTAACGATGTTAGAGAACCTAATGTATTGGTAGAAGACTGTGAATCAGAATCAGATACAGATAATATACAAGAAATAACTACAGATTTAGAATTGAATGACAGATTGTTATTAGCAAATGAACCCGCAAATGAACCCGCAAATGAACCCGCAAATGAACCCGCAAATGAAAACG